CCTACTGCCTCCGACGAAGCCAAAATTAAGCAAGAATGGATTGAGAAGGGCTATTTCATCAATCCCGATTTTTCGCGTCCCTACGAGGCGATTATCTACATCGACCCACAAGCGGGCGAGTCGTCACAGGCCGACGAGTACGCGATCACTTGTCTCTACAATCAAAAGGGCGGCAGTCATCGTTATGTCATGGAACAGGACGCCGGACGTTGTTCGCAGCTCGATCAGGCGCGCAGGGTCGTTAAAATGTGGTTAGGTCACAAGGCGATTTGTCGCACCGTCGGCGTTGAAAAAGTGCTTAATCAAACGGCGGTCTACCAGTTTTTGAAGGATTGGAAAGCGCGCAAAATCAATTTCAATACACCTGAAACGCCGGCACACGAGCTTATTGACGAAAGCGACCGCAACCTGCCTCTCTTGGCACACTCTCCAAATGGTAAAGACAAAGTAGCACGTCTCCAAATCTTCGAAGGTGACTTTGAACGTGGAGAAATTCATTTGCGGCGTGAACAAGAGGAATTGGCTCATCAGCTCATGTTTAATGTCGGCAAAGGAGGTGGCGATCACGATGACCGCGCCGACTCTCTCGTGGGTGCGCTTGAACTTGCGGGTAGGAATACGGCGAAGAAAGAAGAAAAACTATCTGATCGACCAAAAACGCGATACAATGAAACCATTGCCGGAAACCTTATGACTAAGAAATGGTAATTTATGCCTTCAATCAAACCACGAAACGAAACAACTGAAAGCCTTGCAGTGAGCAAAGCTGACGTAGGTAAGCGCATTGGCGCAAATCTTTCTGTCATGGGAAACTCCGGTACAAAAGAGTACGCGGGCTATTTCATGGAAGAATATAATACTGCTTGGCGTGACGATCAACGCATTACGAATGTCGAGGAAATGCGTCGCGGTGATGGCGCTGTCCGCGCGGGTTTACGCGCGATTAAATCGCCTCTACTTGCAACGAAATGGACGATTAACACGAAGGACGATACACCTCGAGGTGAAGAAATCCGCGCTTTTGTTGATAAAAACCTGCTCTTAGGCATGGATAGGTCTTGGAAGAAGTTTTTGCGCGAAGCCTTAGCCTATCTTGATTTTGGCTTTTATTGTTTTGAATTGATCTGGGAAAAGCGTGATGGAAAGGTTTGGCTTAAAGACCTCGCTCCTCGTATCCCTTCTTCTATCGAAAAATGGACTATCGGCAATGGTGAGCGTGGCATTACACAGCTCATCTTGAATGACAAAGCAAAACAAACATCAGCAGAAATTCCCATGTGGAAACTGCTTGTTTTGACGAATGACATGGAAGGTGACGATATCACGGGTCAGTCGATTTTGCGTGCGCCTTTTAAGCATTGGAACATGAAGCAAACCCTTTACAAGATTCAGGGGATTGCTGCCGAACGCTATGGCGTCGGCGTGCCTGTCATTACGCTCGGTGAAGGTGCTGGTGAAGACGAAAAGGCCGCCGCGGAAGATTGGGGCTCGTCATTGCGCTCGAATGAGAAAGGCTATGTCGTTTTATTTAACGACACATGGAAGGTAGAAATCCTTACGCCAACGGGCAACCCTCAAGGCGAGGCAATCATTTCCGCGATTGACCACCATGACCATGCAATCCTTCACGCGTTGCTTGTGTCCTTCCTCATGCTCGGGTCCGGCTCAGGTGGTGGTAGTTATGCCCTTTCGACCAATCTCATCACGTTCTTTTTTAAGTGCGTCGAGGATATGGGTAACTACTTCACGGAAGAAATGAACAAACAGGTCATCAAACAAATGGTTGACCTTAATTTCGGCGAGCAAGAAATTTATCCAGAGCTGAAGTTTACCCCTCTCGGTGACATGGACACAGTCGAAATGTCGAACACGCTCAAGACTCTCGCTGATGCTGGCCTTATTCACGTAGACGCAGACCTCATCAAGTACGTCCACGATACCTTTAAACTCCCTGAAATCCCACAAGAAACGCTCGATCAAATGAAGGAGGACGAATTAACGCGCGAGGCAGATTTGCTTGACCCTGAGTCCGATCAGCAACAGGATCCGAACGCTGACCCGAATAAACCTACTCAACAAGAGGCAAAAGCTACTCAAGAGAAGCCAGAGCCTCAAGAATAGCTATGAAGAAAGAGCTAACGAAGCGCGACATTGAGCAGAGCGTCCATGACGCCCTGCTTAGCGCGTTAAAGCCGAAGCCTGAACCAAAGGCACTCAACTTATCTCCCGAGGCTCGCAAGCGTCGGGTTGAGGCCGTTCGTGCGCGGCTCAAATCGCTGCTTTCTTCAACGAATGACCCAAATCGCAAAGAGCGTATCATGAACAAGCTCAAGCGTATGGACAAGGTAAAGCTCTCGATTCACGAGGAGATTATACATACGCACGCGAAGACAGAATGTTGTCGTCTTTCAGAGATCAAATACAAACCATTTCGCAACCTTACGGAACAGGAAATGCGCGTGGATTACGAGCGTTTAAATGAGGAATACAACGATTTGCAAACTGATCTCGAGGATGATTTGTCAAAGGCAACCCGTGAAGAAATTGAGCGCGCCTTGCAAACGGCTAAGAACAAGATCGACGCGGGGGATATTGCGGGATTGGCCGCGCTCGCGTTCCTGTTTCGTGAAGCGGTGCGTGAAATCATGAAGCGGAATATCAAGGCATCCTACGACGTGGGTAAGTTCCTCACGGCTGACGAGATCGAGGTCGAACGTCCATCGACACCCTTGCAGGATACCCAGCTCATGAACATGGACAGCGACGACATTTCCGAGGCATATGCCGCTAACCTCGAAAACACGATGAAATCGTCCTTGCGTGACGGTATTCAGAAGGGTGCAGCAACGGTAGCGATTCTCGCGTTTGCCAAAGAAGTTGTCACGGACGAGGCAGCGAAGAACATCACAAACATTTCAGGTACGACTATAGGGCAATACATCAACCAAGGCCGAAACATGGTTTTACATCAAAACATTGAGAAAATCGTCGCTTTTCAACGCTCCGAAATTCTCGATGGCCGTACATGTGCCATGTGTCTCGCCCTCGATGAGCTGGTCGTGTCGCCTTCTGACCCAATGGCGCGAATGACGATTGTGCATACACATTGCCGCGGCCAATGGGTCCCAATTCTTGCGGTAGATGAGGTGCAGCCGGAAGTTACGGGTATTCCTGCCACCATCTCAAACAAGTTCGATAAGGTTGACGGCGTTCCGGTTACTAATATGTTCAAACAGATCAAAAAGCCCGTGAACGATCAAAGTAAAGATGTTGCTGAGTCGATTAAGAAGAAACTCAAATCATAAATGTGGTAAGATACCACTGCTAACTATTCATTTCATTTTCTATGGCAAAGAAAGCGCAGGCCGGACAGGCCGCCAACAAGTCAACGCGCGCACGCGCTACGACTAATACACGTCCCGTCAATATGACGGGAGACGTGACAGCCGAAGTTTTGAGCAACCTCAAACACAATGGGGTTTTATACAAGACTGGAAGTCATGTTACACTTGATTCAAAGACGTACAGCGACCTTCTCGCTAAAGGTGTCGTCTCTCCCGCCTCTGATGCCGCAGTAAAAAGCTCCGGTAATCTGACGCAAGAGGAAGACGATGCTGATGGCGACGATGCCAACACAACCGACAACCAAACGGGCGACGATGCCAATAAGGTTGATGGTGATGCTGGCGAAGGCGCGGATGGTGAAGAAGACGAGGATGAAGAATAAGCCCTATGAAAAAGAAACCTGTTAATCAAGAGACAAAGTCTTTTGCGTTTTTGAGTGAGATTTCCCTCAAGGAAAACTCAACCGAAAGCACGATCGAAGTCTTGCGCGAGGGAGTTATCCGCGACCGTGATTTGCGTATCACACGCGACATGCTCAACGATTATGTTGCTCACTACATGCAGGGCGTCTATGGCTCTGATTTGCAGGTGAATCTAGGGCATTTCCGCGAAGGTGAAGCCGCTGGATGGTTTAAGGCCATGAGCGTCCAAATCGACGAGCTTGGCGTTGGACATCTTATGGCGACAATCGACTGGACAGAGCTTGGCGTGGATAAAATCACGAAGAAGCTCTACAAGTACGTCTCAGCCGAGTTTGCCTTTGAATATCCTCACGCGCAGACGGGCGAATACATCCCCAATGTATTCATGGGAGCTGGTTTAACCAACATCCCGGCTATGAAAAATCAAAAGGCCTTAGCCTTGAGTGAAATCATGGCATTTAACTCACAAGATCAATCTATTGCTATGTTCAAGTCTCTCCTTGAGAACATGAAAGGCCGCAAGAGCTTGTCCGCCGAGGACGTTGCTTTCTTGCGCGCTCAACTCTCCGAACAAAGCGCCGAAGAGCAAGAAGCTCACAAGGCCGAAGTCGATGAAGTTGAAAAGAAGCAAAAAGAGCAAGCCGAAGCCGAAGCGAAAGCCTCGGAAGAAGCGAAGAAGGCCGAAGAAGCCAAGCTCAACGAAGCCAAGAAAGGCACTGTCTCCTTGGCCGAACACCTTGCGTTAAAGGAACAGGTCGAACGTCAAACCTTGTCCGAAACGGTGGACAAAACGCTCACGCTTTCCGCAAGCTGTGAGATCGGTTTCCGCGACGAATCTAAAAATGAAGTCGTTGACTTCATGCTCTCTCTGACCCCAGGTCAGCGTACTAAGTTTACCGCCCTTATGGGTAAGGTTGCCGCCGTTAAGTTCGGTGCAATCGGTTCCGATAAATCAACTAAAACTGGTTCTATGGAAAACCTCTCCGAAGACCAAAAGCAAGCCAAAGTGGTTGAGCTTTCCGAAAAGCTCATGAAAGAGCAAAAGCTCGACATCCGCGACGCGCAACGTCAGGCGTACAAGGAAGTCTTTGGTGTGCAATCTAACTAACCATTTTTTCCCCTTTATATGGCGAAAAATCAAAGTGCTACGACGGAAGCAGGTGCTATCGACATGTCCCTTCCGACTGTCGCTAACCTCTCCGCCAAGCAATACCGCTTTGTTAAGCGCGATGCCACTACTGGCAATATCGTAGCTTGCGGTGCAAACGAACAGCCTCTCGGTGTGTTGCAAAATGCTCCAAACGGCTCTTCTCACGAAGATGTTGCGGTTGTACGCATTGCCGGCGTTTCCAAACTCAAGCTCGCTGGCACTGTTACTCCTTCCGCTTGGATTAACAGCGATACAAACGGCGAAGGTTTAGCGAACACGACCGATAAACGCCCTTCCGGCGCGATGGCCTTGTCCGATGGTACGTCTGGTGACTTAATCGCTGTCTTGGTTGCGCCTTCCGTCATGGGAGCCTAACCCTAACTCATTTACTAGATTCTCTTTATGAATCCAGCTCTCGGGAGCATGAAGGTCGATAAGATCCTCTCTCAGTTCTCCCAAATGTACCGCAATGAGAGCTACATTGCGGAAAAAATCCTGCCTTTCTTGGCAGTGAAAGAGAAGACGGGCGAATTTGCCAAATACGGCAAGGAAAACTTGCGCGCATACAAAGGCGAAATCTTCCGCGCTCCAGGCACTCGCGCCCATACGGTTGATTACTCAGTCTCTCAAGGCACTTATATTTGTAAGGAACGCTCTATTGAAAAAGCGGTACCTTGGGAAATGTATAAGAATTACGATGACCCATATGATCCTCGCCGCGACGCGACGGAGATTATCATGGATAATATCTGGGTTAACCAAGAACTCGCTTTGTCTGAAGCCTTGAGCGATACCTCAGTCATCACGCAAAACGTGACTCTCTCCGGGACCGATCAATGGACGGACAAGACCAATTCTGACCCATTGGATGATATTCGTACCGCTATCGCTACGGTGAAGGCGGCTACCGGTAAGCGTCCAAACACGATGGCTCTTGGTGAAAAGGCTTTTGACGCCTTGAAAGACCATCCTGACATTCGTGAGCAGCTCAAATACACGAACGCCGGTCAGCCTTCCGACGATCAGCTTTCAACTTGGTTAAAGAGCCATTTCAAGCTTGCCAATATCTATGTTGGTGACGCTGTATATAACAGCGCTGATGAAGGTCAAACTGACTCTCTTGGCGAAATTTGGGGTGGTAACTGCTGGTTGTTCTTCCAAACGGCTCGTCCTTCTCTCATGATGGCGACCTTTGGCATGACGCTCTCTGACGTTCCTCGTCAAGTCGACATGTACCCTGAAATCAGCCACGTCCGCGATGTTGTTCGTGTTCGTTACTCTTACGATCAGAACATCTTTGACGCCGCGCTCTGCTACTTGATTAAGGCCGCCGTATCCTAAACAGTATGAATCCTTCTTTTTTCAAGAGGGGTCTCTCGTATTTCGCAGCAATTGTAATTGGTGGAGCTGCTACGTTTGCGGGTACGGCTACCTTTACCGCACAAAATGCGGGGGTTGTGCAATCAGTATCTCAAGCATTTAGTTCTTCCGCGTCATCTCAAGTTCTTTGCTCAATTCAAAACACATCAGGTTTTACTCGAACACTTGATAGTGTTGATATGGTATATGCAACAAGTTCCTTAACGTCAGGAAATGTACGCTTGCACATCTCTGTATCAGATTCAGCAACAGCTACTGGAACAACAGTATTATTCGATAACACAAGCGCGGTACCTGTTTCTGCTACTTTCACAGCCACATCTACACTTTTTACAGCAAAAAGCGTCGTTCAAAATGGAAAATATATCAATTATATGATTTCCGTTCCAACGACAACGCTTTCTGGTCGTTGCCAAGCTACTTGGCATAATTAGTGTGATTATGCTCATGCTAATTTATTAGCGTGAGCAATAATCCCATTACTCCTAACAACCCTATGTCAAAGCCTAAAAGAACAAGAGAAGAACTAACTGAGACATTTTTACGACGTGCTTCATCTACTTCCGTTTCAGTGTCGTCTGAAGCAATTTCAATTCCAGCTGGTGCTGCTGGTGCAGTAGTGAACTTTAAATTTACCTATGCACCTATTGCTGACTCTAACGGCGTAGATTTAAGCAGTAAAAGCGATACATCTATCGCTCTTACATCAACAGCTTTTACTAACCAAGTAGAACCTAAAAACGATGCAGAATTAGCAAATGGTGATTGGTTTGTTGATCCATTAACAGGTGAGGCTCGCGGTAAAAAAGCAGATACTAGCACATCAGGAACAGCAAATTATAGCTATTTTACAATCCTTATCCGTGCAGCTGGTAGTGCTGGAACAACACCCTCGACAACTACTCTTGGAATGGCTAACACTGTCCCCTTTGCTATATTCAGATCGAGTCCAGTTGTTAGAACAAATGGTCAATTAGGTCCATTAGAAGCTGGTCAGTTAGGCGATCTCTTAGCGTCTCTTGCTACCCGCCTCGCTGGTGAAGACATTACGAATGACGCTCTAAAATCACGTTATTCAGGTTCATCTACATACATTTCCACGGCTACCACAACCGTATGTAAGGGCGGTGCTGGTCATCTCCATTCAATTACACTCACAGAAACCGCTGCTGGAACAATCACGATTTACGACAACACGGCAGCCTCAGGAACAGTTTTAGCTGTATTCAAAGCCTCTATTGTAGAAAACACGTATCTTTTTGATCTTAATTTTGGTACTGGTCTCACTATTGTCGCCGCTGGCGCATCTAAATTAACCGCTAATTGGAGCTAATTATATGAAAGCAACAATCAAAAGTGTGAATGGTAATGATTCAGTTGTGGAGTTTGAATTAAGTGATGGGAGCAAATCGACTCAGACGATTGCAAATGTCCCTCTTGAGAATGAAGAAAAAGCAGCCGATTTTCTGAACTCATATCTGCTCGCTTACGAGAGAGGAAAGAAGATTGAACAAAAACAGGTAGATCAAAAATTGATCAATAAGCCGCTAACGCTAACGGGCTTAGTTCAAGTAGAAGCACAAGCAGAACCGATTATTGAATAATATGCCTCGTGTATTCGATGACGTAATACTGCCTACTCCAACCGCTCACTGGAAAAAAGAGAGCGGTGTGACTGTATTATCTGGCAACGCTATTAGTGCGTGGCAAGACTGTGTTGGAGGTATTACGTTATCGCAATCTACGGGAGCAAATCGTCCTGTTTGGTATGCAGCTCCATCATTCAATGGACACGCAGCTCCTAATTTCACAAGAGCAAGTACTCATTATCTTGTTGGTAATACGACATTATTGAGTAACGTATCTGGTTTTACGATGTTTGTAGTATTCCGTTCTTTAGATGTCACAAACAACCAGCTGCTTATCAACGCGGATGGAAACGCGCCAAATTTTCAAATTCAAACTAATACATTGTACTCATACGTTGGTGCTGGTAATTACGGAACGTTTGCTTTTACAGATACGAAAGCACCGCATATTTTAACGCAAATATTCGATGGATCATTGAGTACTAACCCAAATCGTTTGCGTGTATTTTTGGATAGCGCACAACAAACACTTAGTTTTACTGGAACAATCCCAGCTACAACATCCGCCAATACATCGCTTGCCATCGGAGCGGCGACAGGTGGATCTGTACCAGCTCAGGGATATATAGCGGAAGTTATTATATACAACTCGGCTCTAACCGCGACTCAACGTATCAACATTGAGCGTTCTTTGGGTAATAAATTTTCCATTCAACTTGTATGAGACAGCCCGTAAAGGATTTCAAAACAAGCCGCTTTTTCGATGGAGTGGATGATTATATCGTGAGTGCGAATAACCTTGGAATAAGTGGGGCGCAAGCCTGTTCCATGAACATTTGGGGGTATATTCAGAAAATTGATAGCTCTTTTAATGTCCTTTGCGCTATCGGTGTACCGTCTGGCTCCCCTACTGGCTATATCATTACTATCGACTCAAGTAATAACATCGTGGCTCGTCTTTCTGGCACTACATCTACTCCAGCCGTAAATGCTTTATCTTACAAAAATAAATGGGCGATGTTCACGCTTACATCCAGCGGCACAGTCATGAAACTGTATATGGATGGAGTGCTTGTTGGTGTTGTAAATGTCTCTCCTAACCTTACTAATGGAAAATTTGTTGTTGGGGCTGATACCGTTGGTGGTTCTCCTGAATATTTTGGAGGATATCTTGATGAAGCGGCTGCTTGGAATGTTGAATTAACAACTGATGAAGTATTGAATTTGTATAAAGGTATCATGCCGAGCACAAATCCAGTGGTCTACTGGAAATTTGATGATGATAGTTCAACGATTGCGGATAGTTCTGGCAATAACAATACGGGTACAGTTACAGGCGCTACACGATCAAATAATGTACCAATGCGGTCGCGTTTAGAAGCAGGGTATGTACCGCTTGGAATACCAAATCTCAAAGCATGGATTCGCGCTGATCGTAATGTTCATTCGTCTGTTACTGGTGGTGTATGTATCATTAGTGATTTGACTAACCAAAATAAAGATTTCATTCAGAATACGGCGGCAAGTCAACCAATTTATATAAATTCTGGGATAAACAGTCTTCCGTCGCTTCAATTCGATGGGTCAAACGATGGCATGTCAACCGTTAATCCTTTGGCGGCTTTTCTTCCTGGCACGAATAATGAATATACCTATTATGTCGTAGCTCGTGCATCAGCGATTACAAATAACCCTGCCGATGCTTCCGCGTGGCTTGGTGATGGTCTTTTTGTAGATAATTCTGGTTTTGTTGGCTCTTTATTGCGTACAGCAAGCGGTGGACAAATATATGCTTATCATTATGACACAGGTGCGAAACTTATCAGTCATCCGATAACGACAAACGAAACCTATCTTCATTCAGCGCGTTTCGGTTCAGGAACATTAGCCTCACGCAAGAATAACGGTACTGAGTCAACTTTATCCGTTGGATTGGTAGGTGGTGATGCTGCTGCCTTTAACTTTGGATACGGTTATACCCAAAATTATAAATTCACAGGACAAATGTCTGAGTGGATATTTTTTGATCGCCGATTGTCCGATGAAGAAGATACGCTAGTGCGTGCCTACTTATCCAATCGTTATTCAATCGCCTAATATGAGATCAATCGTACCAACAACCGAATACTCCGCCTCATTCAATGGGACGAGTTCTTATATAGATTTAGGCACTCAATCTAGGTATTCATTTATCAGCAATACAGGATTGTTTACGGTTGCAATGCGAGTTAATTTGCGTGCTTTATCTGCTACTCAGGTATTTATGGGAAATACCGTAGCTTTGGCAGATAAAGGTTTTGTTTTTCATCTTAATTCAACCAATTTTATTCGCGCTTACATCATTAAAGGCGATGGAGCAACAACCAATGCAGACGCTGGAACTTCAAAAATAAATTTTGGTAATTTAGTTGGTACAGCTAAATGGGCGTGGGTTGCAGTGAGTGGCTCTGGTACGCTAAATACATCTTTCTTTTCTTTCTATCTTGGTGTTGATGGAAAAATCACAAAAGAAACACCTACGACTACCGTTTCTGGTGTATTTGGAACAGGAAATGACACTCGCAATCAATTTTTAGGTGCAAGTAATGGCTCTGCTCCGTCCCTCTATTCCAATGGAATTTTTAGTGATTTTTGTGTGTGGAACAGACAATTATCTGATAAGGAAATGAGTGATGTATTTTTTAACAATGTCGTACCTACTAGTGGATTGGTAAGTAATTTAAAACTAAACGGAGATGTCAATGATTCATCCTCTAATGGATACAATGGAACCGCATCAAGTCTTTCCTGGTCAGTAAGCACACCTTCAGCTCCACGAACAACCATAGATACTCCATATACCTTTTATCCTGGCTTAAAATTGTTCCTTAATCCTGAGGCTGGGGTTACATTGAATGGCTCTACGGTAAGTGCATGGGCCGACCAATCAGGCAATGGGTATACGGCCTCACAAGGAACTACTGCAAATCAACCAACATATTTAGCTAGTGGAATCAACGGAAAAGCGGCTTTGTCGTTTGATGGAGTGAATGACTTTTTAAGTATCCCAAGTTTTACAACAGACGCGCCTATAACTGTTTTTGTCGTTGCGAATACATCAACAAGGGGGATGATTATGGAACAAAGCCCAAACCTGAACATGAATAGTGGCTTTTATGTTCATGCGCCAGGCCTACAATCATTCTTTGTAGGACGTTCTGGTGGTGCAGTATGGGATTCTATTTCGCAAACGAATTGGGTACCACAATCAGCATGTATTATTACCTGTACCTACTCACAAAAAAGAATGGCAATGTCCATCAATGGAAAGATACTTGTCTCATCCAATACAACGCCACGAACGGGTTCGGTAACGGATACACTCTATCTCATGAGTAGAGCCGGAACCTCTATTTTCCATGGTGGTACCATCGGAAAAATCTTGTTGTACGGCGAGCTTCTCCCTTCGCAAATTCGCTCAATTGAAAAGAATTTGGCTGAGGAATACAAGATTACTATTTAATAATCATTTTTATGCAACAAACAGCTTTTTCTTGGGATTCTGTTACTGTTCAAAAAACAGTACGTGGATTTCTCATCTCTATCGGTGGTGCTTTATTAGCGGGTTTTGTTTTGTTGGTTCCTGAGGTATCTGACTATATTGCTTCTAATGACCCGATTAGATGGCGAGATATTTTACTTGCTTTTTGGGGAGCTTTTTCGAGTGGATTGATTAACGCAGGTAAGCAATGGTTATCTGGAGTTGATAAGTGATATGTCGATGGAGCTACTATCACAACGTTTAACGGATCATATGGCTCAAGATGAGCGTGATTTTGCGTCTATGAAAGACATGCACAACGAAATAAAGAATACTCTTCATAAACTCGAAACAAATCACCTATTTCATGTGGAAAAGGATATGGCTGAGGTGCATAAAATCCTTGCAGGCATGAGTGTTAAAGTTGAGAATCTTGATTGGCTCTATAAACTTGTGGTTGGAGCTATTGTTTTGGAAGTTATTGCACTTGGATTTTTAGCAATTAAGAATTTCTCATAGAAGTGGTATAATTGTTTTAACGAGGATTTTACCTCGATAAAACGTTTTTATGTCTCAAGTTTTAGAAAAATCCGTTATCACATTAGACATGGTTAAAATGTTCGCTCTCTTTCATAACGTTTCATTGGAAGACGGTTCTCAGTTTCCAGGTGTTGTTGGTACGTTAGGCATGTGGGAAAAAGGCATGGGTGAATTAAATGCAAATTTAGTTGACGCTCCATCTCTACGTGAAATCTTTAAACCATTGCGCGATGCTTATTTTATTGCACAAAATCAACCGATTCCTGAATATTCAAATGTTAATGATCCAGCATTTTTGACTGTATAGCGATTGGTTTCTGCGTCTCTTGTACAGGGGCGCAGGTACATTATCATTATTTATATGCCAAAAATGCTTCATTTATCTCAACGCGCTACCGCATGGCGTAATATAAAAATTGGAAACACAGATCTTACAGTTGGAGATTGGGGGTGTTTATTAACGTGCATTTCAATGCTTTCAAGTTTTTTTGGTTATTTTATTTCACCTGATAAGTTAGCTAAAATGCCAAAACTTTTTAATTCTAACGGTAGACTAATTTGGAGTGAACTTGAGCGAGTTTTTAAAGGAAAACTAAAATTTCAGTGGCGTAATTATGGTAGGAATAATGCTCGTATCATTGCCTCTATAAACGATTCTGCAAAAACAGCTTGCTTATT